GATGACTTCGTTAAGTTCCAAGCAGAAGCAAGAAAAGCACGACTCTTAGAGCGTAACGAGAGGATTAAAACAATCAATCAACGCTGGCAGTATGCAAGTATTATCGTTGCTGGTTGTCTTGGACTCATTGGCTCTTACGCTATCTTTGTGATAGCCAGTGCAGCACTAGGGGGTTGATATGTGGCAGTTATTGATAGGCTCAGCAACTGAACTAATCGGTGGACACTTCAAGCGTAAGTCTGAAGAGAAGCAAGCACAGCATGAGCGTAAGCTAGAGACAATTAAACACGAGAGCAACTGGGACAATATTCAGGCTACTAACGCTGGCAATTCTTGGAAGGATGAGTGGTTTACTGTGTTGTTCTCTGTACCGCTTGTCATGGCTTTTATTCCAGAGGCTGTAGAGATTGTTAAGCAGGGCTTTGAAGTCTTGGAAGGTATGCCTGATTGGTACAAAGGTTTCTTAGGTGCAGCTGTAGCAGCTAGCTTTGGAATCAGGACGCTATCTAAATGGAAAAGCTAATCGACCAACTCAAAGTACACGAAGGCTCACGCACTCACGCATACGACTGTCCTGCTGGCTATATAACTATAGGGGTCGGCAGGAATATCGATCCTAATGGTGGTTTAGGACTGTCAGAGGACGAGATCAACTATCTACTCAGGAATGATATAGAGCGCTGCTATAGAGAGCTTGATCGCTTCTCATGGTTCATGGATCTCGACCAGGTCAGGCAAGAGGCGCTGGTCAATATGTGCTTTAATTTAGGATTCACCAGGCTGAGGAATTTTTCTGGCATGATTGCTGCCGTAGCAGTGGGCAACTACACTATGGCGGCTATCGAGGCGCTCGACTCCAAATGGGCGAAGCAAGTAGGGCAGAGATCAAGAGATATCGCCTATATGTTAGAGTTTGGAACATACCCATAATTTAATTACAAAAAGGTTTACAATCGTAAATCATAAGTTTAGTATTGCACTTGTACCGTTACTTAAAACGGTCATCAGGAGGTGCGATATGGACGAACTCAATCAACTCGATTACTCAGAATGGCTGCACTGGTGCGGCTATTGTGATGCCGAAATGTATTCATGGCCTTTAGATAACGACCCTGCTTATATGGCTGGGTTTGCCGAAGGCTATGCTCAAATTCAAATGGAGGGAAGTTATGAAAATTTTACTAGCTGAGAGTCACGTCAGTCCAGAGGACTGGAGAGAAGTAGAGCATGAGTGCGAGCGATGCTATGAGCCTTTAAAAAGAGAAGACGACATTATGTGTGCCGAGTGCGCTGAGGTGTACGTCATGGACATGGCGCAAGAAGATCACAGTTTTGCGAGTGAGATTATTACTGGTGAGTACGCGGTCAACTTTGACGAGTATCAAAAGGCAATGATCCAAGCCTACGAGATCAACGACCCGCAACTTATGTTCGACACGTTTGCCGACTCGATGGTCGGTGCAATTAGACTAGCTCAGGAGGGCAAGATATGAGCGATTTAACAAACAAGCTGGCGTCAATTCAGCAGAAACTAAAAGCGCCAAAAGGACAAGTGAACACGTTTGGCAAATACAAGTACCGATCTTGCGAGGATATCTTAGAGGCGGTCAAACCGCTTCTGAATGACCTTGTGTTAACTATTTCTGACGACATCGTAGAAGTAGGCGGCAGGGTATACGTTAAGGCTACTGTATCTATAAACAGTGGTTCTGGAAGCATATCGACTACAGCGTTTGCTCGCGAGTCACTAGACCGAAAGGGCATGGACGATTCACAGATTACAGGCTCGGCTAGTTCTTATGCTAGAAAGTACGCATTGAACGGTCTGTTTTGTATTGATGACACGAAGGACGCAGACGCTACTAATCAACACGATAAGCCAAGCGTCATTGACGAGTCACAGTTAGCAGTTATTTACGATTTGCTCGACAAGACTGATTCGGATATTGAAAAGTTTTGCAAGGCGTTTCATATCGAGGGAGTCGAAGCGATGCTATCTAGCCAGTTCGACAAAGCACTGGGCGCACTGAATAGGAAGCTAAAAGATGCGAATAAATAATCACAAGCAAGGCTCTGACGAGTGGTTACAGAGCCGTTTAGGAAAGCCTACTGCTAGTAACTTTAACAAGCTAATCACGCCCACAGGAAAGCCTAGCGCGTCTGCCGATGGGTATATCAACGAACTGATCGCCCAAAGGATCACTGGCGAGCTACCAGAGTTCTACACTAACTCAGCAATGGAGCGCGGTAACGAGTTAGAACCCGCTGCCAAAGCACTTTATGAATTTACTTACGGGGTTGAAGTGGTAGAAGCCGGGCTATGTCTGCACGACACTTTAGATTGCGGTGCAAGCCCTGACGGTCTAGTTGGTGATTATGGCGGGTTAGAGATTAAATGCCCTTTGCCGCACAATCACATTGCTTATTTACGGTCGGGAGATGTAACGACAAAGTACATTCCACAGATACAAGGTTGTCTATGGATAACGGGTAGAGAGTGGTGGGACTTTATGTCTTTCCACCCTGCTATGGAAGATTTGATTGTGCGAGTCTATAGGGACGAGGCGTATATCAAAGCACTGGCTGACGCGGTTACACGCGCAGTCGAAATAATCGAAACAGAAACCAAAAAATGGAGTAAAAAATAATGGATTACGACAATACAGATCGCGGAGCCATTTTCCGAAACGAGAAAAAGGAAAGCGAAAAGCACCCAGACATGACAGGTTCGCTCAATGTTAACGGAACTGAGTACTACGTCTCGGCTTGGACTAAGGTATCAAAGAAAGGTCAGAAGTTTTTAAGCCTGTCGGTTAAGGCTAAAGACTCGGTGGCAGCGCCAGCTTTAAAAGAAGCCAAGGCGATTGTAGAAGAAGACTTTGAAGACGATATACCTTTTAATTGAGCCCCTTTTAAGTTCATGGTAAGGTGTCTGGGGCTAACAGCAAATAGGACGCAAACCCATGAAGCAATGTTTTAAGTGTGAAAAAGAATTGCCGCTAGACAGTTTTTACAAGCACCCAGCAATGAAAGATGGGTATGTAAACAAGTGCAAGGAATGCAATAAAAAAGATGTCAGGGAAAACAGAGCGGCAAAAATTGATTATTATCGAGAGTACGACAACTCAAGATCAAAAACCAAAAAACGTAGAGATTTAAGCTCTACTCAATGCAAGAAATATAGACAGATAAACAAGATTAAATACGCGGCTCATATCTTGGTTAACAACGCAATTAGGTCTGGTAGGCTGATAAAACAAGATAAGTGCTCAAAATGCGGAGATAGCAAAAACATGATACACGGACATCACGATGACTACACAAAACCCCTAGAAGTCAGATGGCTTTGTGCAATATGCCACAGTGATTGGCATAGGAAAAATGGAGAAGGATTGACATGACTGATGTAGGACTATGTTTAAAAGTCGCACAAGCCAAGTACAACATAAGCAGTGCCGAACTGGCAAGGCGGCTTGATGTTGCACCGATTCAAGTTTTACGGTGGCGCAAGTCTAAAAACCTCAAGTTTCACACTGTCGAGCAGCTGATTAACGAGTTCGGCATTGGGTTAGATGAGTTTTGTTCACTTGGTAGTTAAAAAAAAACCCCAAGCCGGGAGGGAGTCGGCGAGGGGCTTTACAAAGAACCCTGGAAGGGTTATCTTGTAGGTGCGAGAAACAAGATGGTCACAGTTTATCAAACGGTCCACGCTAAACAACCATCTTTTTCGCAGAAACTAACGGGCGTTAGGCCGAGGAACCAAAGAACCTCGGAGCGGAGTTGACCCTCTCTATGATGCGCCTCCCAGTGCCGAGAGCAGGTAACGGGAATAGATGTCAAGATTCGATACGTTAGTTAAAGCTCGTCATTACTAATTAACTTATTTTTTGCGCGAAAGCGCATCAAAAGGGTAAATTCGCATGAAGAAAAGTGAGTTTTTAGAAGCGGTAGAACAAGCAATAAAAGATGATGACTTCACAGCTGTTACTTTGATTGTTAACGATGAGAACCTTTCATTCATTGGTAACATGACTTGGCAACAATTTGAGGACATTATTTTAGAACTGGCAGAAGGTATCGCCAGGCACGTTAAAGAAACCGAAAAAATACACTAGCGGAGGGCGCTATGAGTCAAGCAACAGACATTTTGAATCACATCAAAACACACGGTGCTATTAACCCATTAATGGCTTTGGAACGATACGGCTGTATGAGGTTGGCAGCGAGAATTTCAGAGCTTAGACAACTGGGTCATGAGATAGAGACCAGGCACAAAAAGGCTAATAATAAAGTGTATGCTGAATACTATTTAAGCAACGCATGAGTTGCCTGAGCAACTTATAAGGTGCATAAAAGTGGGATATATAGACTGATATGCCGCATAAAAGTG